AACTAACACAAAGAAAATTATAATAAGGTATTAAAGTATTGTATTGTATTTTATAAGTATCATTAGAACTAATGCCTAATAAACAATAATCTTCACTTTGTGCAATATCATAATTTAAACCATCTATTACACTTGTATATCCATTAACGCCAATGTATAATATATTGTCTAATAATGTATAAGTACCTGAAACATTTTTATATCTTTTTATACGTGCAAAACACCAATCTGTATTATTTTCTACAATAGGAGTAGTTAAATAATTTACATAAGTTTGATTGATATATTCTAATACATAAGGCGATATATTATAATTAGTTTCTGTTTGTGTTGCAGAAGCAATATTTTCACTTAATGTATATGTTGGAGTTGTAGGTTCTGTTGTTCCTTTATTCCAAATAAATAATTCTACTTTACTTCCTGTTTGTCCTGTTTCATTTATTACAATTTCAAATGGACTTCTTGCACTAATTACATTCATATTTAATCTTTTAAATTATAATCTACCATTGTTTCTACATCTTGTCCGAACGCTTTTACTAAATCTATATCTATATACTTTTTATATCCTGCTTCAAATGGTTTAGTAAAAAACAAACTTGGTTTAATACCTTTATGAAATATAGAACGTGTTATTAAATAAGCTGTTGAATCATAACTTAAAAACCTACCTTTCTTATCTCTAAATTGAAAACCTTTTTGTTTAACCCATTTATTAATTCCTTTAGTTAAACCACCTTTTTTTCCTGTTCCTGAACCAAATTGATATGGACTGTTTGGTGCTTTATTAGAACTTGTTTTACCTTTAACTCCTAAATCTACAAATGTACCGTAATCATCCATTTGAAAACCTACAATAGTAAATCCTTTATCAGTTACTACTTCTCCTTTAATACTATTATATAAACCTTTAGTATTATTATGCCTACTCTTTGTTAAATTGCTTTTAGCTTGTTGTATTACATAATCTCTAAAACGTTTTATAGTTGCTTCAACTTCTAACATTTTGGCATATTGTTTTGTATAGTCATATCAAATGTAACAGTTACACCTGCAATTTTATTTTCAAATCTTTCTCTAAAAAATTCAATGTTTGCAGTATCATTTACAAGTTGATAATGTTCTCTTAAATTATTACGTCTCAATAATTCTAAAAATCTATTAGCAACTGCTAATTGTGTGTTTAATACATCTTGTTCGTTATCATTACCTAAAAATATATCTGTTACTTTATCTTTTGATTCATCAACTATATCCATACATAAAATAGATATATTATAATTTAAAACATTTCCCTGATAAGAAACTGAATTAACTATTATATGACTTAATGGAAATATAGTTTGTTTATTTAAATCAACTTTAAATATATCTCCTGTTGTAACTGTATTAACAAACAAATCATCTTGTAAAGTGTTTTTAATTGCCTGTGTTATTTCGTAAAATGTACTCATATTCTTTTTTTAATTAAATCTGATTCTATTTGATTTTTTTGTTTTTCAAATGTTAGAAAAGTTAAACATTGGTTAATCGGTAATTCGGTAATTCTATCAAATCTTGTAACATCTCCTTGAGCAAGAGCATAGATTGAACTGTACCATCCCCATCGTTTACCAAATTGTGCTGTTGCAGAATAGTCTGTATCTGTTTGTTCTGATCCAAATAAATCAGTGTACTTTTCAATAAGTCGTTGCCTAAATTGTAAAAAAAAACATTAGCACCAAATACCACATCCAAAGGTGCGTGTTTCATTATATCACAATAAGTTATACTACCATTGTATTTTTCTATTTCATAAGTATTATTTAAACCTTTATTTATTATTGGTCTATACAATACTGCTAATGCTTTGTGCATATTATCCCAATCACTAATATAAGAATCTAAATCTGTATATTCTCCAAAAGTCATATCTTCTAAATCAGGAATAAAACCAAACTCAACTCCACCAAGTTTAAATCTATTTATAAATTTATGTTCTTTAACATCAAACATTTTACCAAGTGACGCAGTAATTTCTAATACATCTTTAAATCTAATTTCAGCAACATCTTTTAAATCTATATTGCAGAACGTTTGAACCATTTTCTGATTTAAAAACTCTGCATCTTCATTATCTTTCGCTATCTTTAAAAAGGCCTGATATTGTGATAATTTAATTTCTTTTAATTCTGTTGGTATGCTAATCTCTAATTTCATATTATTGTTTTTTATATTAATAACTATTTTATGATATTGTATTAAACAAAAAAAAGGCATACATTTCTATACACCTTAATTAACCAAATTTAACCTAACTAAAAAAACTAATCTTCTATTTGCTTTATTGCTAAATCAATTATATCATTCATTTGTTTTGTAGATAATATTTCCCAAACATCAATACCTTGTATTAATATTTCTTCATCTTCAATACAACTTCCTGTATAATCTTCATCACATCCTTTTATATAAAATCCTTTCACTTGAAATTCTATATCACAATAATTAACTGTTACATTTACTTTTTCCATTTTGTTTTGTTTTAAATTTGAAACAAATATAATATTAATTTGTTACATAAATTAGTTTTAACATAAATTTAACTTTTAAAATATTCAGAAGCTATACTGTACATATGTTGCATCTTTTTAATTTCACCTATGTTTCTTGGTAAGTTTATTTGAACTTCTTTACCTGTAGTGTGATGTATGTAACATTGTATTGCTGCAATCATTTGTCCGTAAGTCATAATTTAATTTTAAAGTAAGTATTACTTACATACCACTAATAAATAAAATAGTTTCCTTTATTAGGATTCTCTAATTGATTACCTACAGCATAACGTAAAGCATCTATTAAGTGATTGTGATTATCTATTGGTGTGCTGCTTTTCTTTTCTAACCAACAATAATTGTTTAACTCTTTAATTAAGTTTATTGATTCAGGCGATACTATCAAATCATAATCTTGCAATAAAGATATTCCATAAGTAACTGAACCTTGACCTTTAATTGCAGGTACTATATTCAATCCTAATGTTTGTAATTCTGAAATCAATCTTGGTTCTGCACTATCAGCTACTATTAAACTATCTAAACAATGTTGTTTATTTAAGTTGTATATCTGACTCGTTGTTAGTGCTTGTAAGTAGTAACGTTCATTTATATAAATTCGTTTGTTAGAAGTGTCTATATTGCATTCTATTAATGTAGTTGGATCATTACTAAAACCAAAATCCTGACCAAATACAGATTTACCTATTTGTTTATATTCTCCTATCTTCCAATTTGTAAATATAACACCTTCAGCTTTGTCTAACCATCCACCTAAAATTTGATGCTTATATTTTTCAGGTCTGCGTTTTTTTATATTCTCTATTTGATTTATAAATGATTCAGATAAGTTTTCTATGTTATCCTGATATGTTGTATGTATGTAAGTAGTATCTCCTTTGATTAAATTGCTTCCTGCTTCTACACCTTTATCTTCAAAGAACTTCTTATAAATAAAGTGTTCTTTTGTTGCAGGATTCAATACTAATAAAACCCTATTGTGTATTCCTTTAGTTCTTATACTAAAGTCTATCTTTTCAAAAGTTTCTTCATCTGTTAATTCTTCTGCTTCATCTAAAACCCACGTTGTAACTCCTGCTAAAGATTTAAGCGAAGCTGTTTGTGTTCCACTGCTTGTTTTAATACCTTTAAATAAGATTTTAGATCCTGTTTTTAAATTTACTATTTCATCTTTAGTTATGTAAAAATCGTTGCTTAAATCAGCTGTATCAATCTTATCTATAAATTCAGGTATAATAGAAACGTTTGCAGAAGTTAAAGTGTAACGTGTAAATAATATTACGTGTCCTGCTTCATAGGTTAATAGTAATAAAAACGAGTTAAGGGAATATGATTTACCACTTCCCCTACCTCCTGTTATTACAAAGTATCTGCTATCAGAACCAAGTAAATTATATTTATTGTTTATCGCTATTCCCAACCTTAAATATATCTTTTATATTAAAATCATTTACGTTGTGTGTAGCTTCTATAATTTCTTTAGGTTTACCAAATATATGTTCTGCAATAAATAATTGACCTCTTTGTGATTCCATCAATGTACCTTTAACAAAAGCTATCTTTGTTTCTTCTTCTGTTTCTTTATTGTACAGTTCTCCTAATGCTTTTAAAAATACATTGTTTACCTTTTGTTCTTCTACTTTTGATTTACGACCTGCGTTTGGTCTTGCACCACCTCTTGACTTTTCCATATGAAATAAATAATGATTATTCAATTTAAATAATAATAAATAAAATCTATAGTTGTTTAACAGGTTCTATAGTTTGCCAATACATATTGCAATTATCTTCATCTTCTTCACGATTGAATTTACCATAAGATTGATAAGTTGATGTAGGTGCTGTGTATCTATAACACGTTTCTTTTGATGGGCAAAGATTATCTTCGCATTTAGTTATATCTGCCATA